CGTGTTACTTGGATTTAAGGTATTGGACTATCCACCAATCACCTATTCCTTGAGAATCTCGCATTCCACTTTTCGTGTAACCGAGAAAATCCGGCATGAGTTCGGTAGCTTCATGAGCAATACTGGAGATATTGTCCAAGAAACCTGGGATATCCTTGCCCAGTCTATACTTATCCCTTGCCATGCAAAAGTCTGCAAATTCTTCTCTTAGAGGATGGTACTTCACATTCTCTATGATAGATAATTGCCTGAGTGCGACCATCGTCGCTGACCATACATCTGGATCGTAGAACCTCTCTTGTTCCATCAGCCTACCTAAAGCCCTGTAGGTTGAATAGACACCTACACATACATTGTTCACTCGATAGTCTACGTGATGCCATCTTCTTAAGTATATGCAGTCCTGTTTACTCACGTACTGCTTGCTCTCATTCATTTCTTGACCATGAGCAGTATATGAACGTATTACATCCTCCACTTTAATCCCGGGATATGTGAGTACGCCATCATCACCGAGACAATGTGAATTTGGGTTTAATCTAGCGGAGTTATTGAGTGCAGCCTCATACTGGAGAGCTCTGTGAACAAGGGTCTCGTCTGCATTGGTTCCGCCACTACCACTTCCCATACCGTGTTTACCATAACGGATTTTATCATAGTCGTATGCGAGAGGAATCTCATACTTGATGGGGAAAATATCGCACAACCAGTCCACCCAGCTTGGATGACTCTTACTTTTGAAGAATAATCCATTTAGGATAGTAAACGCTGCGTGTTGCATGTCTGCATTGAAGTGCTGATCAAATTTAGAAAAGTCTGTGCATATAACGTAGTCTTCTTTATCCTTTGTATCAAACATATCAGTGATACGTTTGTCAACTGATTCCATGCTAACCCAAGCTGGAACCAAATTAAGGCTCTGACATGCCTCAATTAAAGGTTGGTAAACTTGAAGCTCATTAATGTTAACAGCAAAGGGAAACATCCAAACCACTCTCTGTTTAACATCATCACGCGAAGGACCGCCTTCTTGGCCTCTCCATCCTAAGACTGCACATGCTTCCCAAGTTTTACCCCAACCTCCATAATTGTTCAACAAATGAAGATTAGGTCTTTTGGGTAAGTTCAAACGTTGCAAGGAGGTCTGCTCGGTTGAACTGCAATAGCAGTAGAGTGTTTTGTCCAGCACACTCTTTCTCTTGGTGAAGTACGGAGATCCGGAATTAGTAGACTTTTTCATAATGTCAACCGTTCTCTGTTGACTCCTAATCCTTAATCCTTTCACGCCTTTAAATTCGGACAAAACTGCTTTCACAGCGCTGTCAGATACGGGAACCGATTCCATTAAAATGTCATCATAGTAATGATCAATATCCTCAAGTCTCTTCTCCAGAGGGAACATGATTGACATTGGTCCGACTTTGTCCCGCATGTCGTTTTCGAAATCTACAAGGGAAGGCCATTCGTCAGAAATCCTTTCCAATGTAGAACTCCATTGTTCTAAAACTTCCTGAACTGAACTACCTTTGGCAAATGTAGTCCGATACTCATCAGGTTGTCCTTTCCTGACTATGTCAAAGTAAGACCGTAAACCTGGGTTAGGAAGATTGAAAAATCTGCTAAATTTAGTTTCATTACTTTTAGGCATATAAATGCCCCTCCTTTCTTTGAAAGTTGTTCAGAAGTTAGCTCCAACGATAGATTAAATTATCCAACTCACACAGTTGGTCTTCATCAAGACCTTTCTGCATGGGGCGTTCTAACTTCCTTTGTAATGAAAATGACACTGTTGCAATCAAATTACGAACCGGTGGATAGTGTCCACGTCCATCCGAGTAAGTGTGTGCCCATCCTTGAATGTCAAGTAAGACATGGATAAGCGCAATTCTTGTTTTTGAAAATTCTTTTGTTGTGTTCTGTTTCATCTTTCAGAACTCCTTTCAAAATATTTGTAAA